GTCAACGGCGCCGTCTCCTATGCCTGGTTCGTCGGCCCCGCCGGTGCGGAAACCTTGCAGGCGATCACGTCGCTCAACAGCGTGGCGATCTCGGCGCCGCTGGCATCGGGCCAGCAGCTCGCGAGCTCGATCACTTCAGACAGTTCGAGCAATCCGACGATCGCCTTCGACGGCTTGCTCACCGTCGGCTTCAAACCCGCCAACAGCGCCTACGTTCAGTCGCTCGCTACGGGAACGGCGGGGACGGGCACATTCCTGACCGCGTCGGGCCGCGGGTCGGTCGTTGAGATCGACAATATGCTCATTCAGATGTGGAACGCGTATCGGCTTTCGCCGACGGTGCTCTATGTCAATGTGCAGGAGCAGAAGAACATCACCGCCAAGTGTCTGACCAATGCCTCGGGACCCCTGCTGCGCTACAACGTCGGCGCCGACGGCGGCGAAGGCGGCCCGTACGGAATTTCGGCTTCCGGCCTCGTGCGCTGGTACTACAATCCGTTCAGCGTCGACGGCGGCTTCGACATCCCCGTCAAAGTGCATCCGGACCTGCCCCCGGGCACGATTTTGGCGCTCTGCGAGCGACTGCCGGTTTGGTATCAGTCCAACCAGGTTCCGAATGTCGCGGAGGTGCTGACCCGCCGCGATTACTACCGCGTCGACTGGCCACTGCGCACGCGCCGGCGCGAGTTCGGAGTCTATTCCGAAGAAGTGCTGGCGGTCTATGCGCCGTTCGGCGTCGGCATTCTCACCAACATCGGCAACGGATGACCCAAAGCGAAGAACGGAGAATGGTTGCTCATAGCAGAATACTCTGAAAACACGTTCCCCGTTCTCTGTTCTGCGGACGCCTCCCGATGTCGCCTTACGATCTCACTACGCTGGCTAGCCTGAAGGCCTGGCTCGGCCTGCCCGCCGCGGCCTCGCCTAATGACGTAACGTTGTCGGCGCTGATCACCGCAGCCAGCCGAGCCATTTACGCGGCAGTCAGCCGACCAGGGTTGCTGCCGCAAAGCTACAGCGAGACGATCGACGGCGAGTCGCGACGAATATATCTTCGCCACTGGCCCGTCCTCCAAGTCACGTCGTTGACGCTTGGCGGCTTCGCGATTCCCAGCGCGACGCCCGCCAGCTCGTCGCCAGAACTCGGCTATCTGCTTCAGCCGGGCGAAGCTGCGCCTCCGGGTCGCCCGCAAGCCATTGACGTTTTCGGCCGGCGTGTCTGGCCCGGCCGACAAAACGTGATCGTCGCCTACAAGGCCGGCTACGCCGTGCAGATTGAGGCCCAAAGCGTACCCGCCGCGGCGCCTTTAACCGTCAACGCGCTCGCGCCCTACGGGCCTTGGGCGACGGATCTCGGCGTCGTATATGCCGCCACTGGCGCGGCTCTCACACCGGTCCCGGCAGCGCCAACGACGGGACAATATTCGGTAAGCGCTGGCGGTTACGCGTTCAGTGCGGGCGACGAGGGATCGGCGATTTTGATTTCCTACGGATACATCCCCCAAGACATCGCGCAAGCCGCACTTGAACTAGCCGCGGAACGGTTCCGCGCCGCCGAACACATCGGCCTGCGTACGAAGTCGCTCGGCGGGCAGGAGACGATCTCCTACGATGTTTCGGCGATCTCGGCGCCTGTGATGGCGCTGTTGCAGCCGTATCGCCGGGTCGCCGTCTGATGCTTTCGATCTCGGTTGACGGCCTCGATGCCCTGCAGGCGCGATTGGACGCCTACCCCGCCGCGCTCGCAGACAGGCTTGCGGAAAAGGCCAGCGCGCTCGCGGACTCGCTCGCCGATAAAGTGAAATTCGAGAAACTCGCTGGCGAAGTGCTGAACGCAGGCACGGGCGCGCTGAGCGCCTCGATCGCTGCCGAAATATCGAGTGACAGCGAGGATATCTCGGCGACCGTCGGCTCGTATGGCGATGTCAAATATGCCGCGATACAAGAATATGGCGGACGGACCGCCGCGCACGAAATTCTGCCTGACAAGGCGCAGACACTCGCCTTTCTTGCCGGCGGCGCGATGCATTTCGCGCGGAGGGTCGAACACCCCGGGTCGGTGATTCCCGAGCGCTCCTATTTGCGCTCGAGCCTCGAGGAGATCGCGCCTGACATTGAGAGCTCGCTCTCGGCGACCGCGGGCGAAGTCTGGGAGAACGCATGAGCCGCGAAGCCGCCTTTTCCGCGTTGTTCGCGGCCATTTCCGCGGGCTATCCCTGGGGGCTCGCCTCCCGGCGCATGAAACTGTGGAGTGAAGTTCCCTCCGCGCTTCGGCCAGCCTTTTTTCAGCTCGAGTCCGGCCCAGAAACCTATCAATGGACGTCTCCCGCGACGCCGCGGCGGACATTTGAGGCCAAGCTATTCCTCTATTTCGACGCGCGTGATCCGCAGACGCCCGGCGCCAGCGCTATCAACGCCGCGCTCGACGCCATCGATGCGGCGCTGGCGCCATCCGGGCTCGATCTCGCGAGCGGCCGTCAAACACTCGGGGGCGCGGTGCATGATTGCAAGATCAACGGCGTTCCCGTTCGCGACACCGGGGACCTCGACGGCGATGGCTTGGCGGTGGTGAGCGTGAGATTGATCGCGCTCTGAGGCGCCGCGCCGGTTCACCTTTTTCACGCAGGCATCTTAGGAACACTCCCGTATGGCTCAGGACGGAACTCAAACCCCCTTGCCGCCGAGCCTGTTTGCGCGGCTGACGACGGCGGCGCGATACGCGATCACGGGCGTGACGCCGGATTCCTGGTTTGGTCCGCTGCAACCGCTGACGCCGCAGGCGCCGCCCGACGTGAAGGGCCGGCAGTGGGACTATCCGTTCGGCGTCAACCTCAACTATGTCCCGCGCTCGGAGGCGGGGCTGTCCTTCGCCGAGCTGCGCGCGCTCGCCGACGGCCTGCCGCTGTTGCGCGCCGTCATCGAAACTCGCAAGGACCAGATCGCGGGCCTGAACTATACGGTGCGCACGCGCAACCCTTCAGGCGCCGGCGGCACGGACGCGCGCGTAAAGAGCGTGCTGGCGTTTCTCGCCAAACCCGATCGGCGCCACAATTTTGCGGCGTGGCTGCGCATGTTGCTAGAAGACATGCTCGTCATCGACGCGGCCTGCCTCTATCCGCGCTTTTCGCGCGGCGGCTCGCTCTATTCGCTCGACGTCATCGACGGCTCGACCATCAACCCGGTGATCGGGGACGATGGCCGTTCGCCCGAGCCGCCCGATCCCGCCTATCAGCAAATCTTGCACGGCATCCCCGCCGCGGATTTTTCCTCCGACGAGCTGCTCTATCTGCCGCGCAACCTGCGCTCGCACCGGCGCTACGGCATGAGCCCGGTCGAGCAGATCGCGCTCACCATCAACATCGCGCTGAGGCGCGATACCGCGACGCTGGATTATTACCTCACCGGCTCCACGCCGGATTCCTTCGCCACCCTGCCGAAGGAATGGACCGTCGACCAGATAAGACAGTTCCAAGATTATTTCGACGCACTGATGTCCGGCAATCTTGGCCGCCGCCGCATGGTCAAATTCATGCCGGCCGAGTTCAAGCTGATCGAAACGCGCCAGCCGCCGCTAAAAGATCAGTATGACGAGTGGCTTGCGCGCATCATTTGCTATGCATTCTCCGTCCCCGCTTCCGCATTCGTATCGCAGGTCAACCGGGCGACCAGCGAAACCCTGCGCCTGCAAGCGACGCAGGAAGGGCTTGTGCCGCTGAAGGCGTGGGTCAAGAGCGCGCTCGATAGCGTCATCCAGGTCTATCTGAATGAACCCGACCTCGAATTCACCTGGGTCGGCGACGACGCGATCGATCCGCTGCAACAGGCGCAGACGCTGAACATTCTGGTGAGCGCGGGGATCAAGACGCGAGAGGAGGCCAGAGCGGATCTGGGGTTGGGGGGAGGCGCGGGGGCCCAGCCCACGAGACCGCTGCCGGGGTTGGGGAAGTTCAACCCGCATCATGACGAGCACGGGCGGTTCGCGACTGCGAACGAGGCAGCTGGACGCAACCGAACCCGATCACACCATAGTGCCCGAAAACCCGCCTCCGCGGCAAACACATCCTCCACGCGAACCGCAGAAGTCATCCCGATCTGTATAGCTTCAGGGATATCAATCGCAACCGATGAATTCGGAAACAAACTCACAACTTGCCATTACGATTGCTATAATGGCGAGAGTTTCATTAGGACCTTGCGCGGCGCAGTAGGCTGCATCCCGATTCGCCAACCACGCCAGTTTTGATCAAGAATGACGTCGGAGAACTCCCGAATGACCCCCGGCCAACAGCAGTTGCACGATTTCACCCCTAACGACTTCGCGCCAAATGGCACGATGAAGCTGGATAGTAACGTTATAGCCGAAGCGCGAGCCTTTCTGCGAGACCTACTGGAATACGATCCAGATTCGAAATGGATCGTGGCATTCGCTTGGTGCTACCAGAGACTCATGCGCAAGAGCGGAGAGAGTCAGTACGTCGACGAAGGGCCAGGAATTGACTTGGCTGGATACCGGTCAACTGAGCTGCCCGACTACGCCGTCGAAATCCGAGACGGCGTTCCGATTGCCTTCATCATCCGGCAGGATATTTTGGCTGCCTCGCAAAATAAGGAAATTGTCAACGTCACACTGAGTTCCGGACGACAGTCTTTCGGCCTCATCTAACGCCTCTCGGCGCCTTCGATCGAGCAGATCGCGCCAACGTATCAATTTCGCGCCGAGGCACGACGTCGCGACGCTCAACTATTCCCTTACCGGCCCTCGCCCGACGCTTTCGCGACGCTACCGAGAGAATCGAGACCCGCCAGCCGCCGCTAAAAGATCAGTACGACGAGTGGCTTGCGCGCGTCATCTGCTACGCGTTCTCGGTTCCCGCCTCGGCGTTTGTGAGCCAGGTCAACCGGGCGACCTCGGAAACGCTTCGAATGCAAGCGACGCAGGAAGGTCTCGTGCCGCTGAAGGCGTGGGTCAAGAGCGCGCTCGATAATGTCATCCGGGTCTATATGAATGAGCCCGACCTCGAATTCACCTGGGTCGGCGACGACGCGATCGATCCGCTCCAGCAGGCGCAGACGCTGAACATTCTCGTCGGCGCGGGGATTAAGACGCGCGATGAGGCGAGGGCGGACCTCGGGTTGGCGCCGGAGGGAGGCGCGACCCCTTCCATTGGGTAATGCAATCACAACCACTGCCAGCGCTGACGATTCTCGCTCACCGTCCCAGAAACTGACCCCACCCCTTCCGGGCGCAACCCCGCGCGCAGCCACGACGCCCTCACCTTTTCCACGGAGATCCAACCCATGTTCGTATTTGGTTCAGGCGTGCTGATCGGCACGCCGCAAGGCGGGACGCCGATCAACTTCGGTCTCGCGCAGGAAATCTCGCTCAATATCGCAACCACCACCAAGGCGCTTTACGGCCAGAACAACTTTCCGGTCGCGATCGGTTCGGGCACGCGCAAGATGACTGGCAAAGCGAAACTCGCGCGAATTTCCGGCCAGGCGCTCGGCAATCTTTTCTTCGGCATCTCGCCAAGCGCTGGAGGGACGCAAACACAATTCGGGGAAATGACGACCGTTTCCTCGCCCTACACTTACTCGACGAGCTTCCACACAACCTTCGTCTCCGACCAAGGCGTCGTCTACGCTTCGAGCGGGCTGCCGCTAAAGCAGGTGGCATCTGGCCCCGCGACCGGACAATATGCGGTTTCCGCAGGCGTCTACACATTCGCCGCGGGCGACGCGGGCGCGGCGGTCCTCATCTCCTACACCTACACGGTGACGGCTAGCGGCGAGAGCATCGCAGTGTCGTCGCAGTTGATCGGCCCCGCGATCACGTTCTCGGCCAATCTTTTCGCCTCCGACCCGACGACGGGAAAACAATTCTCCATGCTGCTCTACAATTGCGTCGCCGAAAAACTTGCCTTCGGCACCAAGCTCGAGGACTTCATGGTGCCCGAACTCGATTTTCAGTGTTTTGCCAACTCGGCTGGCCAGGTCTGTCAGCTCAACTTCGGAGACGCCGCTTGAGAGAGGAAACCTTCCCGGTCACGCTCGCGGGGCGTCGATGGGATTTGCCGCATCTGCCGTTTCGCGCGATCAAAGCGATCCAACCGGCGTTGTTCCAGGTTTACACCGACGCTGGCGGCCAAGCGATCACGACGCAGAGCGTCGCCGCGCTCGGCGAAGTGCAAATCGAACGCCTCGCCGAGGCAACATGGCGCGCGATCTCACAGGTTGATCCGGCTTTAACCTATGACGCCTTCCTCGACCTGTCGTTCACGGTGGGCGATTTGATCCTCGCATTTCCTTCCGTCGCCCAGGCGGCGGGTCTACGCGCAAAATCAAGCGACGCGACGCCGGAGGCGTCGCCAGCTCCGGGAAAATCGATTTTGACGCGATAACCGCTCAGGTCGTCGCGAACACGGGCTGGACTTGGGATCAGGCGCTCGACTGCCTAACCCTACCCCGCTTCCGTGCATTGCATGCCGAATGGCGCGCGCGCCCGCCGGCGCATTGGCTCATCGCGGCGGCTTTGAAATATCGACCGCCTGAAGCGGCCGCGGCCGCGCCTCGTCACCCGACCATCGACGAGATCAAAGCCGCATTCCCGGGCGGAGCGCTTTAAGAGGCAGGCGCCCGCCCCGCGCCTCCAATCA